AATTCTAACTCTAAACCAGTAATGTGGACATATTAATATCTAGGAGAATACAATGGCAGGTGCGGCAATTGGTAAAGTATTAGCAAAAGGTCTTACTCAAGGTCTCGCTAAGAACGTAGGTAAAAAAGCAACAAACAGTGGAGCTTTAAGAAACGTAGCCAAAGCTAAAGGCTTGGAAAACGTAAGACAGTCTAGTATTATTGAAGCTCAGAAAGCTAAAGCCAGAGCGGAAAAGAAAAAAGGCTTTAAAGAAAAAGTAAAGCAAGCTAAAGCCAACAAACAAAAGACTTTTACCTTTGATGGCATACGTTTCCAGACAGCTAATTATTAATGACTGACTTAAAGGTAGAACTTCTGCCGTGGCAACAGGAAGTGTTCGAGGACAGCTCACGCTTCAAGGTAATTGCGGCAGGCCGTCGTACAGGTAAGTCACGTCTAGCGGCTTGGAAGTTAATCATTGAGGGGTTACAGTGTAAGAGAGGTCATGTCTTTTATGTCGCACCCACACAGGGTCAGGCTAGGGACATTATGTGGCAGACATTGCTAGAGGTGGGTCATCCTGTCATAGCGTCAAGCCATATCAACAACCTACAAATAAAGCTAGTCAACGGTGCAACCATCGCCCTCAAGGGTGCTGACAGACCAGAGACTATGCGTGGTGTCTCCCTTAGCTTCCTCTGTATGGATGAGTACGCCGATATGAAGCCGGAGGTCTGGGAACAAATCCTAAGACCTGCCCTAGCTGACCAGAAGGGTGATGCCATGTTTATTGGTACACCCATGGGACGTAACCACTTCTACGACCTCTTCCAATACGCTAGCTTGTCTAAGGACGAACAGTGGAAGGGTTGGCACTTTACATCATACGATAACCCCTTGTTGGATGAGGAAGAGATTAATGCGGCTAAGAAGTCCATGTCTGCCTTTTCCTTTCGACAGGAGTTCATGGCATCCTTCGAGGCGGCAGGTGGTGAACTCTTTAAGGAAGAACATGTACAGTTCTCCGAAGAGGAACCGGACGGAGGTCAGTTTTATATAGCAGTGGATTTGGCAGGCTTTGCGGACGTTCAGAATGCGACAACTAAAACCAACAGGCTTGACCAAACGTCAATTGCGGTGGTTAAAGCGGGTACGGAAGGATGGTGGGTCGCTGACATCATCCATGGTCGTTGGGGAGTTGAGAAGACAGCACGTAAAATCTTCGAAGCAGTACGAGACTACCGACCAGTAGCCGTAGGTATTGAGAAAGGTGCATTGAAGAATGCTGTCTACCCTTACCTAAACGATATTATGAAGTCAAATCAACGCTTCTTTAGGGTTGAGGAATTGACACACGGTAACAAACGTAAGATTGACCGTATTGTATGGGCGCTCCAAGGGCGTTTTGAACACGGTAAGATAACACTTAACAAGGGAGAATGGAACGCTACGTTTCTAGATGAGCTATTTCAGTTCCCTAACAAACTTGTCCACGATGATTTAATTGATTCGTTGGCTTACATTGACCAATTGGCTCAAGTAGCCTACGGAATTGACTACGAGGAAGAAGAATATGAACTTACTGACTATTATGCAGGGTATTAACTATGTATGAAGAAGATGGATTCCACTTAGAAAGGTTGGAAGACTGGGTAGACAACAAATGCACAGGTTGGCGTGACAACTTTGAGGCTAATTACTCTCAGAAGTTCGACGAATACTACCGCTTGTGGCGTGGTCAATGGTCTACCGAAGACATGACACGTCAATCAGAGCGTTCCAAGATTATTTCCCCTGCACTACAGCAGGCTGTTGAGTCATCCGTGGCTGAACTGGAAGAAGCTACCTTTGGCCGTGGCAAATGGTTCGACATTAAAGACGATTATGCTGACCAAGATAACGCTGACGTACAGTTGCTGCGTAATAACCTAGATGCTGACTTTAAACGTAACAAAATACGTAAGAATGTAGCTGAGTGCCTTATTAATGCTGCTGTGTTTGGTACTGGTATTGCTGAAATAGAGCTAACTACCGAAAAAGAAATGAAACCTGCTACACAGCCTGTTATGGGTGGTGAGTTACAAGCAGTTGGTGTCACCATTGCAGACAGAACTTGCGTTAAGTTAAACCCTGTGATGCCTCAGAACTTCCTTATCGACCCTGTAGCTACTTCCGTAGAGAATGCGTTAGGTGTTGCCGTAGATGAGTTCGTATCTCGTCACCAAGTAGAACAACTACAGGAAGAAGGTGTTTATCGTCAGGCTGACGTAGGTACTGCGGCTCCAGACTTTGACATTGAGCCTGACCATGAGCTTACGTCTACATATGACGATGATAAAGTACGTCTTACCAAGTACTACGGCCTTGTACCTCGTTACTTGCTCGATGAAGCCATGTCTGACCCAGACGCTGAGGAGGAAGTTGTAGACCTCGGTGAAGGTGAGGAAGGTGATGACAGCTACTATGTAGAGGCTATTGTTGTTATCGCTGATGGTGGTACACTACTCAAGGCTGAGAAGAACCCCTACATGATGGGTGACCGTCCAATCATCGCATTCCCTTGGGATGTCGTTCCTAGCCGTTTCTGGGGTCGAGGAGTATGTGAGAAAGGGTACAACTCTCAGAAGGCGTTAGACGCAGAACTACGCGCTCGTATTGATGCCTTAGCACTGACTGTACACCCTATGCTTGCAATGGACGCTTCTCGTATGCCAAGAGGCTCTAAGCCAGAGATTCGTGCAGGTAAGGTTATTCTTACTAACGGTAACCCTGCGGAAGTACTACAGCCGTTTAACTTTGGTCAGGTCAATCAGATTACCTTTGCTCAGGCACAGGCTCTACAGCAGATGGTACAGACCGCTACAGGTGCTATTGACTCAGCAGGTATTGCAGGTTCTGTCAATCAACAAAGCACAGCAGCAGGCATCTCAATGGGCTTAGGTGCTATTATTAAGCGTCATAAGCGTACATTGATTAACTTCCAAGAGTCGTTTATCATTCCGCTAGTGACTAAAGCTGCACACCGTTACATGCAGTTTGAGCCTGAGATATACCCAGTAGCTGACTACAAGTTCGATGTATCTAGCTCTCTTGGTATTATTGCTCGTGAGTATGAAGTCACACAGCTTGTTCAGTTACTACAGACTATGTCGCCAGAGACTCCAATGTACCCTGAGTTGGTTAAGTCAATCGTTGACAATATGAACCTGTCTAACCGTGAAGAGCTTATTGCTAAACTTGACCAAGCTAATACTCCTAACCCTGAACAACAACAAGCAGCACAACAGGCTCAACAGGCACAGCAACAAGCTGCGTTGGAGTTCCAGAACGCACAGACTACTGCCCTACAAGGACAGGCACAAGAGTCTCAAGCACGTGCTGCTAAGTACGCTGCTGAAGCTCAGGCTGTACCACAGGAGCTTGAGATTGACCGTATTAAGGCAGTCACAGCTAATCTGAGTGCGGGGGACGCAGACGACAAGGAGTTCCAGAAGCGTCTTGAAGTTTCTAAGCAACTCTTGAAGGAGCGTGAGGTAGCTGTTAAGGAAGGTAATCCAGTACAAGCTACACCAGAACCACAGGCACAACCAGAACCAACGGCTATGCCTGAACCACCAATGATGCAACCTGACATGGGACAATTGCCACAATGATTACACAACGAGATTTTAACTCAGCACTAGAACAGATTAACGATGGTTTTGCTAAAGTCAACAAACGTATTGACGCACTAGAAGCAAAGGTAAACAAACCAGTTGACTCTAAGGAGAAGCCAAGTGCCAGTAAAAAAAGACCCAAGGCTAGCTAGGGCAGGTGTATCGGGGTTCAATAAGCCAAAGCGAACCCCTAACCACCCTAAGAAGAGCCACGTAGTAGTTGCCAAGGAAGGTGACAAGATTAAGACAATCCGATTCGGTGAGCAAGGAGCTAAGACCGCAGGTAAACCTAAAGCAGGTGAGTCGGATAAGATGAAGAAGAAACGTGCTAGTTTTAAATCCAGACATGGTAAGAACATAGCTAAAGGTAAAATGTCAGCAGCTTTTTGGGCTGATAAAGTTAAATGGTAACAGGAGAATAGAGATGCCCGGATATTCAATGAAACCTAAAAGCAAAGCAAAACCTAAATCAATGGCTAAGCCTAAGCGTGGCTCAAGAGCAGCTAAAAACAAAAAGAACACAATGAAGGTACGGAGTTCGTATAAATAATGGCTAAATCCACAGTCAACTCAGCAGGTAACTACACGAAGCCTACCATGCGTAAGAACCTCTTTAATAGAATTAAGGCAGGTACTAAGGGCGGTAAGGCAGGACAATGGTCTGCAAGGAAGGCACAGATGTTAGCCAAGGAATACAAGGCTAAAGGCGGAGGATACAAGTAATGAAAGTAAAAGCCCCTAAAGGCTACCACTGGATGAAGCAAGCGGACGGCTCTCAGAAACTGATGAAACACACAGGTAAGTTTGTTAAGCACAAAGGTGCAACACTTGCAGCAGACTTTGCCATACAGAAGGCGCACAAGTAATGGCACTTAAAAAGACACAGAAGTCTTTGAAGAAGTGGACTGACCAGAAGTGGACTACAGCTAGTGGAAAGAAGTCCTCGGAGACTGGTGAGGTATACGCCCCTAAGAAGACAATAGCAAAGCTAAAGTCCACTGCGGCAGGCAAGAAGAAGCTAGCAGCGGCTAACAAGAAGAAGAGACAAGCTACAGCTAAAGGCAAGCAACACGCCAAGCATGGTTTGCATAAAGGTAAAAAAAGATAAAATAGTTCTTGACTTTTGCTTCAATATATGTTATAATAGTACTATAGTATGCTTAAGTATACTTTAACTTGTACTTTAATTATATAACAAACTGTCCTTTAAAGGAGAAACAGTTAATGAATGACACAGATAAAGAATTAGAAAAATACTACGAAGACATGCTGTCAATGTTTCGTACTCCGGGTTGGAAGACTATGACTGAAGACCTACATACGAACGCTGAAGGCATTAATTCAGTAGAAGCAACGAAGACTGAACAAGACCTTTACTTCCGTAAGGGACAACTTTACGTCATCGCTTCGATGCTAAACCTAGAAGAGCAAGTCCGTACAGCTTATGACAACCTTGGTGCTGAAGAAGATGCCACTGTTTGATTTTAAATGTGAAGCAGGACATATTAGCGAACGATTCGTTAGTAGCGACACTAGAGAAGTAGACTGCAATGAATGTGGTCTACCGGCAGTAAAACAGCTAAACTCTTTCGGGACTTGGACTGAAAAACATAACGGTGTTAATACCGATGCTTGGTGTAAGAAGCGAGAGCAGAAGCTGAAACAAGAACGTAAGGCAAATTCATAATGGTGTATGAACCCTTACATAATATAAACCTCCATAATACTAAAAGGTACGGAGTTTAATAATGGCAAATATAATACCGGACGAGCGTCCAGAAGAACAAGAAGATACTGAAGTAACCAACATTGAAGAGATGGGAACTCCTGAACCGGAGGCAACCCCAGAACCTCAAGACGACATCCCTGAGAAGTACCAAGGAAAGTCAACCGCTGAGATTGTAAGGATGCACCAAGAAGCTGAGAAGCTCTTAGGAAAGCAAAGCGGAGAAGTAGGGGAGTTACGTTCAGTAGTTGATTCTTACATTCAGACACAACTCGACACAACACCAGTACAAGCAACACCCCCTGAAGACGAAGATATTGATTTCTTTTCTGAGCCAGAGAAGGCAATGGAAAGAGCTATTGCTAATCATCCTTCAATTAAGAAGGCAGAGGAAGCTAATCTAAACAACCAACGCACTACTGCACTTACGCAACTGAAATCACGTCATCCTGACATGGAACAGATTGTACAAGACGGTAAGTTTGTTGAATGGATTAAAGCCTCTAAGATTCGTACACAACTCTTTGCTCAAGCAGACCGACAGTATGACTATGAAGCCGCAGACGAACTCTTTACTAATTGGAAAGAACGTCAAGGCGCTGTAGCTAAAACTGTAGCTGCTGAGAAGGACACCAGAAAAGCCGCTGTTAAGACTGCTTCCACAGGTAGTACCAAAGGAAACGGTGAGCAGCGAGCAAAGAAAATATATCGACGCTCAGACATTATTAAGCTAATGAAAACCGACCCTGACAGGTATATGTCTTTGTCTGATGAAATCACACAAGCGTATGCCGAAGGAAGGGTTAGGTAAACTAAACTCTTTTATATTATATAAGGTAGACTATTATGTCAACAGCAGTATATCCAACAGCAGGCGCTATCGTCGGCAAAACAGAAGCCGCTAATTTTATTCCAGAAATCTGGAGTGACGAGATTCGCGCATCTTATGAAAGCAGCCTAGTAATTGCCCCTAAAGTCAAGAAGATTTCTATGACTGGCAAGAAAGGTGATAAAGTTAATATCCCTGCTCCTACCCGTGGCGCAGCCGCTGTTAAAGCAGAAAACACTCAGGTAACTATTCAGGCTAACGTAGAAGGCACCGTAGGCGTAGATATTGATAAGCACTACGAGTACTCACGTTTCATTGAAGACATTGTTGAAGTACAGGCTCTTTCTTCTTTGCGTAAGTTCTACACCGATGACGCAGGCTATGCACTGGCTAAGCAAATCGACACTGACCTTTTAGACTTGGCTAAGTCTTTGGGTAATGGTGATGGTTCTTCTTACGTCAACACAGCTTCTTTCTATGCTGATGGCGGCACTGGTAACCTCGTTGCTTATGCCGCTGACACTATTGAAGTGACTGACTTGTTTAACGATGCGGCTTTTCGTAACTTGATTCAGAAGATGGATGATGCAGACGTTCCTATGGACGACCGTTGTTTCGTAATCCCACCTTCTCTGCGTAACTCTATCATGGGCATTGACCGCTACAACTCTTCTGACTTTGTAAATGGTCAGGGCGTTCAGAACGGTAAGATTGGCGAGTTGTATGGTATCGACGTTATGGTATCTACTAACTGTCCTATCATCGAAACTGCCGCTCAGAACAGCGCAGGTGGTCAGATTCGTTCAGCACAGCTTCTGCACAAGGACACTTACGTTCTTGCGGAACAGCAGGGCATCCGTTCACAGA